GGTTGAACAACTTTATAAGGACATTGAACAGTATGGATTCTACGCTCGCGACACCATTCACAAGATCTACGGAGGAAGAGAACGTTATACAGAGAGTCCTGTCGTCATATCTACGTGGCAATCTATCTACAAGGAGTCTAAAAATTACTTTAATAGGTTTGATGTTGTTATCGGCGATGAAGCGCACCTCTACAAAGCGAAGTCGCTAACAGCAATCCTCAACAAATGCCACAATGCCAAGTACAGAATTGGATTGACTGGCACCCTTGACGGTATGCAGTGTCATCAACTGCAACTGGAAGGTGTGTTTGGCAAGGTGAATAATGCTATACGCACAAAGGATCTGCAGAAGAAAGGTCATCTGACTGAACTGAAGATAAACATCCTGCTGTGTAAGCATAATTATACTCGCTTCGCTGACTATCAAGATGAGATTAATTATATCATAACTCACGAGAAAAGGAATAAAATCATTACTGGTCTTGCGCGAGACTTACCTGGGAATACACTGATTCTATTCAACTACGTGGAGAAGCACGGAGAACCTCTTTACGAAATGATAAATAGTAAAGGAGGAGACAAACGTATCTTCTTTATACACGGAAAAGTTCCGACTGACGAACGAGAAGAAGCACGCCAGATTTGTGAGAACACAGACAATGCAATCATCCTTGCATCGTACGGGACGTTCTCAACTGGTATCAATATAAAAAACTTACATAATGTAATATTTGCATCTCCATCAAAGTCTAGGATTCGCAATCTTCAGTCTATTGGTAGAGCATTACGGAAGCACGACTCGAAAGGTCAAGCAACTCTATATGATTTTGCTGATGATATAAGCAATGGTCATTTTAATAATGCAACTTTGAACCATTTAGTTGAACGTATTCGTACTTACAAGGATGAGAAGTTCGACTATTCAATCACAAAGATCAAACTAGGAGAATAGTATGTCTCTAAATTACATCAAACCAGACGAGGAATTCTTTGGATGTATGAAACTTACATCTGGAGAGGAACTGCTTGGACGTATTGTTGTTGTGGAAGAGCATAAAGGTTTCTACTGTGCTTTCATTCAAGACCCCGCCAAGGTGCATTCTCAGGATAAAATTATCGACGACAAGCGGGCGGTAGCAGTAGGTCTCAAGAGATGGATGGTTTTCTCTGATGAAGATTTCTTTATCATTCCTGAAGAGAGAATCATAACGATCGCGCCGATGTCGCAGGACGCGGTAATGATGTATAAGTTTTTCGTTAAGCAAGAATTAAAAAGATCACCCGACAGTATCCCTGATTCGAGTATTGAACTTACTCAAGAAATGGGACTGCTCGGTACATTAGAAGAAGCAAGAAAAAGACTTGAACAACTGTTTAATGGTAATAGCTAAGAATATCCTTTGCAACCCTGACAGTGTTGATCATAATTGTTTCAGAGAGTGTTGTCAAGGGTATCAATATCCATTGACGAAAACCCTGTTGTCTGTTATGATTTCAATATGAATTAAACCTACCGATGGCATTAATGGCAGCACGGAGAACTAAAAATCAGCACTATGTAGATAACCAGAAGTTCCTTGCTGCTATCGTGGATTATCGTGACCGTGTAGAGATTGCTAAAGTTCGTAATAAACCCAAACCTAGGATCAATGAATATATTGGAGAGTGTTTCCTAAAGATCGCAACCCACCTTTCATATAGACCTAACTTCATCAACTATATGTACAAGGAGGATATGATCAGTGATGGCATTGAGAATTGTGTTCAGTATATTGACAATTTCGATCCTGCTAAAAGCAGGAATCCTTTTGCATATTTTACTCAAATCGTTTACTATGCATTCCTAAGAAGGATTGCTAAAGAGAAGAGACAGATGGATATTAAAGATAAGATTATTGAGAAGTCAGGTTTTGATCAGGTCTTCCACTCTGATGGTGATGGAGATACTGCACAACTTAATAGTATCAAGTCCCGTATTGAGATGAACAATCGTTACTAATGATTATCGATCAACTTGCATCTGTCATTCGCTTTGCGATTGAAGATCTAGATGCTGTACAAGTTGAAACAGATCACGAAGAAATTATCAAAGATGATCTTGTCATAAAGAATGAGATCTACAAGTGTGAAGGTCTTCGTAAGTTACACCTTGAAATAGCAAAGACAAATAATTTAGATGTACTCCACTGTGTGTTCTTCCCAGACTTCGAGTACCCCATACCTATTTTTGGTGCAGACATTATTGCAACTAGGAATACAGTCACTGCTGCTATTGTAGATGTTTCTCCTGTACATAATACTGGTAACATTTACTACAGTATAGCACCACTAGCAAACTCATATCATTTTACGCACAAGAGACCACTACCACTATGGGGTGAGATCTTCTCTCCATTCTGTAAGTTTCAGAGATTGCATCTTCAGAATGAGCAACAAGATTTTGTTCACTTAGTCAACAACATTCTCCTCATATATTGTGACTGGGTGAAGAGATCTCAAAAGGATGACAAGTGGGTGAATAATATGTTAAGATTGGATGATCAGATCTGGTACTGTAAATCCCAGAAACAAAACAAGAAGACTCTTGCAGTTCTGACCCAATGGTTTGGTAAAGAGTTTGCAGAGAACTACATCGATAAGATGCTCTTCGATACACCTAGACTCAAATGAATCTATCTTTTGACGATGAAGAACTCCAATGTCTTCGTGTCTGTGTAGGCAATGCACCTGCACCTTACAACATTACTAAGAAGGAGATTCTTAAACGTGTTGTAGAAAAGGTTGGAGAACCAATCAAAGAACACCACGAAGGTATCACCCTCGTAGAATACGACCTAACACCCTATGGAATTGACTCCTGAAATTATTGAAAAAATCCAAGAGGCAATGCGTCACACTAAAAAGGATGGCACTGTTAACTGGAAAGATACTGATGAGATTGTAGTTCAGTTGGCAGGTACGTTTGCTGCTGACAAGTTTATTGTTATCAAGAACAGGACAAAAGATCCAGTGATCTCTGCTCAACCTCATCCTGACTATGATTATGAAAAGAAGGAGTGGAAGAAAAAATGAAGGTTCTCCTGATTACTGATCAACACTTCGGTGTTCGTAATGATCATCCTGTCTTCCTAGAGAAGTACAGAGAGTTCTATACGAATACTGTAATTCCTTATATTAAGAAGCATAAAATCAAGCAAGTATTTTGTCTTGGTGATACATTCGACAAACGTAAGTCTATCAACTTTGCATCTCTAGATGCTGCAAAGGAGATGTGGTTTGACCCACTCAAAGAGATGGGTGTACAGATGGTTATGCTTATCGGTAATCACGACATCTATTATAAGAATACTCTACGTGTGAATGCACCCAATCATCTACTGGGTGAGTACGATAATGTTACTGTCATTGAGACACCGACAGAACTGACGTTTGATGATAAGAAAATTCTATTCCTACCTTGGATCTGTCCTGACAATAAGGACACTAGTGATGCAATCATTGATAACTCTAAGGCAGACATTGTTCTTGGACACTTGGAACTCAATGGATTTGAAGCAGTTCCAGGACACGTGATGGAACACGGTGAGGATCCTGCAAGGTATGAGAGGTTCCCTCTAGTCTGTACTGGTCACTATCATATGAAATCTAGGAGAGGTAATATTCAATACCTCGGTAATCCGTACCAACTCTACTGGAATGATTACGGTCAGAAGCGTGGGTTTCATATCCTAAATACTGATACATTAAAGTTAACGTTTGTTAAAAATCCATACGACATATTCTGCAAATTATATTATGACGATTCTAGAAATGATTACGATGATATTCCAGACTTGTCTCCACTCAAAGGAGCATTCGTCAAACTAATCGTTCAGAATCGATCTAATCAAAAGTGGTTTGATCGTATGATTAAAGCAATTCAACAGGCAGATGTAGCAGATCTAAAAATTATTGAGGATCTGACACTAGATGCACCCGAGGTTAATGAAGACGTGAAGATGGAAGATACGATGAGTATCTTAGAGACTTACGTTATGGACTTGGAAGAATCTGTTGACAAGAAAAACGTCGTTAACATTCTGAAGTCCTTATACGTGGAGTCTCTCAACCTATAATGTTCATTCTCACAGACGAAAAAACTGGCGGTGTGTATGCTGTAACTCCTAAAGGGAAAGAGAATCCTAAGGGTCCAAAAGCAGTGCAGATCTTTGTTGACAAGGATGATGCAGTACGTTATAATTTAATGCTAGAGGCAAACGATTATGCTCGTAAGTTAGATGTGCTTGAGGTTGACTTCGATCTCGTGGTACAGAACTGTCTTGCACATCGTTATGACTATGTTATTGTAAAACCAAATCAGGTAGTGGTACCACCCGAAGACGATTAACTATGATTGTATTTGAGAAACTTCGATGGCGAAATTTTTTATCAACTGGAAATAATTTTACTGAACTAGATCTCATCGATACTTCCTCAACTCTTGTTGTTGGTCCTAACGGTGCAGGTAAGTCAACGATGTTGGATGCCCTGTGTTTTGGATTGTTCAATAGACCTTTTCGTAAGGTGTCCAAATCACAGTTGGTAAATACTATTAACGAAAGAGATACCCTCGTTGAGATAGACTTTAGTATTGGATCTGTTTCGTACAAAGTCGTACGAGGAATGAAACCTAATGTATTTGAGATTTGGAGAAATGGTTCCCTCGTGGATCAAGACGCTGCCAATCGAGACTATCAAAAATACCTTGAACAATCAATACTTAAACTTAACTTCAAGTCTTTCACTCAAGTTGTTATACTTGGAAGTTCAACTTTTGTTCCTTTTATGCAGTTGTCTGCACCTCATCGAAGGGAGGTTATCGAAGATCTACTGGACATTCAGATCTTCTCGCAAATGAATATGCTCCTC